CGTTAGCCACCTTGCCGGTAGCGTATGTGTCGGTGCTCGCAAGGCTTAGCCTTTTTAATGATTGCGATCCCGTGGCAGACGTTGAGTCCGTGAAGCCAACATCAACGGCAAACCGACCTTCAATGTTTGTGCTCATGCGTACTGCTTCCACTTAAGAGGCTCGAGCAGGGCCGGCACGCCAAGCGGCACGTTCTGACCGACGCTACCGACGGCCTCACGATTGGCGTACCAGTGACCCACTAGCATCTTGATGGCATGCTTTGCCGGCGTCGGCACGTTTGCAGCACCACCGTAGCCGGCCAAGTACGTGATCTGCACGCTCTTGTCATCAATGCGGACGCTGGGCCACGTCTCGAGGTAATTCGGAAACACTAGCGCCGGCACGTGGTCGCGGTCTAAACGGAACTGCTGCGTTCCAGACTGCGACCACGTCAAAGTTTGCGTGGTGCCACTTGTGTCCACATAGGAAATAGTCACCGTGGCGTTCGCGGCAGTCGCGTTCAGCCGCACCGGCGGGCGCGGGAGCTCGATGCGGCTTCCGAAAAAGTCATCGAACGCCACGGTGTACGTTTTGTCGGCAAACGTGCGGTCACAGTAGTCTTCGCACCATGCCGTAGCCGCATCCACAAGCCCGCCAATGTATGTGTCATCATCGGTGAAATCGACGACCCGCAGGTGCTCTTTGGCATCCGCAACACTGACGGGCCGATCGCCGCTGCCGCTTGGCGTGGTCACCACAAGACTGCGGTATCGGCTTGAAACTGTGCCTCGATCAAACAGCGTCACGATTGCTTCCTCCGACGCCTCGGTGCTTTTGCCACCGGGGCAATCGCTTGCTCTACGTCTACGTCAGGCGCAATCGCCAGCTCAAGTTGCGGCCGATTGACACGCTCAGCCTTTCCAAACAACTCGAGCGTGCGCGCCTGGCCGCGAGTCACTGACACAAACTGGCCAACGCGATACGCTTGGTGCGGACGCTTAAACCGCACCTGCACCATTTCATAGGTTGCCGTCATTTCCACACTCCTTCAGGTGGCCTGCCGCCGCGTTCCCAAAAATCACCTGGGTGCTGCATGGCGGCTTTCATCGACCCGTCTGGCCACTTGAACCACACCTCGGCATGCCCGATGCACACCCGCGTACACACACCACAACGCAACTCAGAGTCCTCGGCTACTTGCCAGAAATGAATATCGTCATCAACGCGGGCTGGCCCCCACCGACCTTCTTCATCTGGCTTGCCGAGAAACCACGGGTGAGGCATTCGCTTCAATGCCTCTGCCCTAATCATCGTGAATCCAAAGTGGGCGGTGTGGGCTTTGACGATGTTGTGCAAGACGAAATGATCTCGAGGCGCTTCAGCCAAACGGTTCCCGTCACCGCCAGACATGGTGAATAGCGGCTCGTCTGCACGCCGCTTCATCTGCAGGGCAGCCACCACGTCGTAGTCACTGGCCGTGGCATACGTCAGCATCCGAGGCACAGCATCGGCCTCAAAAATCGTGTCGTAGTCCAGGGTAAGAATCCACAACGGCGGGGCCTTGGGATCTGTGTCGAGTTCGACCATGTCGGTCAAAACTCGCTCTAGGCACTGACCCCAAAAGGCACCCTCAAGCCGCACAGGCGAAATGCCGTAGGGGATCAAGCCCCTCGGCCAGCAGAACATGTGATCCTGCCAGCCCAGCCTGGGCACGGACATCGCGCACATCACGCGAACCGGCCCGGACCCAGTGTCCAGAACGGCGGGCGCTAGGCCCGCCACGGGTGACGCCGCGCCCACGGCATCCTCCTTGGTTGAGGTTGTCGTCAATCAATCGTCAATCAGCCGAGCACAACACGGTTGGTGACGTTGGCATCAGTTGCCGACGAAATGCCCTTTTCAGCCTTGCTGAGCCGAGCAGCAACCACAATCGTGTTGTTGGTCGCATTCGACGTGGCACTAGACGAAGGCGTGACCGACACCTGCAGGTATCGCCGCAGCGACTTTGTCGAGATGTCGAACCGCGTCACGTTGACGGTCGCCGTGTTGCCAACGCCAGCGAGCGTGTAATCGGTGCCCTGCACAAGCCCGGTGATGGCCGCATACGAGCCATCGGTGTCGCTGTGAAGCACCGACACAACGCTAGGGGCCGCCGTGTGAGCAATGGAGCGATACCCCACATCGATGCTGACGTTGTCATAGCCAAGGCAGTCGATGGCAACGGTATGCGTTCCGGCAGACGCCACACCAGCAGCGGCCGACAGGCTCAAGACGCTCCGCGTGTTCTGAACGACGTTCATGTTTCGCAGTCTCCTAGGAAGTCGAGGTTTAGAGCGTGAGAGCCACAACCGGGCCAGCCGCCGAGGCAGTGCCGATGTCACTGGTCACGACATCGAAGCGGCACATGGCCTGGAAGTAGGTCTGATCGAACTCGATGTAGCGATCCGTGCTGGCACGCACCTGAATCGCCTGCCGGACGCCGTAGTGCGTCGAAAGCCGCATGTCACCAAAGAGCGCCACGACGTTGCCGCCGCTGATGCTCGTTCGCATGCTGTTGTTAAACCGCACCGGGTAGCCCATGAACCGAGCCTCGCTCATGCCGTTGGCGAGCTCGGCCGCCGTGACGCCGCCGGCCGACAGGCCGAGCGACAGCATTGCGGTGCTATACACCTGCGGCGTGACATACCACGCAGCGGTCGGACGGGCATAGCTGGGCAGCTTGCCGATCGTCTCGGAAAAATCGTCGATCGTGATGGCCGACACAGAGCTCTCGCCCGAGTCGTTCACGCCAGCCAGCGTGGGCGACGTGTTCTCAAAGAGCCACTGGATGCCGCGAATGCCACCGTGGGTACTGGTGCCGTCACCAGCGAAGCCGGCATCGTCGATCTTGCGGCTGAGAGCCAGGGCAAACTCCTGGGCAACCAGCGACGCGAGATCAACCACCGAATCCTCAATCAGCGAGTTGGGAACGCGGGTGCCAACGCGGCAGTCCTTGGTAGACAGCAGGACGTTGTCCGTGCCCATGTCGGATGCGGTCGTTTCGCTGTTGTCATTCACAAAGTACGCGGTGTTGCCACTCGTCCGACGCGGCACGTACAGCGTGTTGCTGGACATGGGAACCACGTTGGCCTGCTGCGGGATGGCCGAGTAATCATCGACCAGGCGGATCACCGTGGCCGCGAAGGACTCAGGGATAAACACGCCGCCCTTGTTGTTGTCGTTGCTCGACAGCGCGCGAGCCTCGACGTTGCGCTCGTACCACGCCCGGTCTTCAGACCGACCGAGCAGAAAGCCGCGAATCCACCGGCCGCAAATTTCAGCTTCGTCAGACGACCCAAAGACCTTGTAGCGGTCATATCGGGCGGCCTTCTTGGCCGCCGGGGCCTCGGGAGCCTCAACCGCCGTGGGCTTGGCCGTGGCGGCCACCTTGCTGCGAAGGCTGGCAATCTTCTCGGCAATGGCCGACTCTTGCGCAAGACGCTGCTCAAGATCGGCCGCCTCGGCGGTCAGCTTCTCGACCTCCGCGACCTGCTCGGCGGTGCGGTCCTCGACCTTCGAAAGTTCATCGAGAATGGCGGCAACGGCCGCGGCACGATCCTGAAGCTTGGTGAGCGAGGTGGCCATCCGTGGCACTCCGTGGTTGACGGTGACAATCCGTGTCTGCCGTCACACTACTAGGAGATGGCCCGCTTACCCCTCAGGTTGTTTGTACGATACAAAAGACCGACGCCAGACCTGATCGGCTGGAACCAGCGTCTTGGTGCGATACTCGCACGCACAGCACTCGAGATACCGCACCTGGCGATCGTGGCCAAGTTGGTGGCTAGAGCGAGTTCGCAACCGCGCCGCTTTGCACTTCGGGCACGTGCTACCGGCGTTGACCACGCGCAAAACTCCTGAGACGAGCGGACTTGAGCCGCATGGACGCCCCCGCGATGTCGGGACCGACAACGTGTGGCGTCGCCTCAGGTGTACCTTGGCCAGCAAGCCAAGCCTGGAACGAACGCATGGCCACAGAGACAGACGTGCTCGGGTAGGCCGGCTGGACCACCGGCCCGAGTTCGTAGATCGTGGCGGCGCGAATCTCGCGGATCGCCCTGCCGTTTTCGTCGGTCGTAAATCCCTCGCCGCCCTTGTCCACGCTGAACGTGAACGAAGCGCCCTTCACGTCGCGACGTTGGACGAGCTCCATGATGTCGGCGCGGCTGGCCGGCGGCGTCACCTCGAAGCCAACGCCCTTCTCGTCAGACCACACCTTAAGCGTGCCCGAGGACTCACGACCCAGCAGGATGTC